TCATTCTGGCATCTCAGGCCATTTAATATCAGGAGCTATTGAAGTATCTACAGGGCTTAATAATACTAAGTACTTTTTCCATTCAAGTAACAGTGCTTGTTCTTCTTCCGAAGCCAATTCAGCATCAATAGCATATTGGAGCAACGTAATGGTTTCATTAGCTTGTGTGCACAGTATACCGCGTAGTAGCTCTGCCTGCTCAATCTCACTGTCCTTTATTGCCGCTTTATCAGTCACCCACTTTGAGCCGTCCCATCTATCAAAATGAGTAGCAGGTTGTTTGAATGTCAATGTTTCCGGTAATTCACCCAGTTCAGTAATTCCTTGTGGCAGGCGAGTTTGTATGTTGTAAGCTGTTTTTCCGCGGTAGTCTGTAACGATTTCCCAGCCCAGACCATCCTCACTACGGCAAATAGCCTTATCATGAGATTCGGGGAGTTGTGGCGCATCGGGATAGGTGCTGGCCGGAAGTCCGACCCCTTCCATCAAATATTCCGGTGTCGCGCCAAGAAATTCTCTTGAAACTGGGGCTGCGTGATAGATTGTTAACCAGCCGGGTTTCGTTTGCGACGCGCGGTGTGCCATTTCTTCCGTTGTAAGCTTAAAACCCAAAAAACGGACACGCCACGGTGTCCGTATACTCAAAAATGAATTTTTTTTGAATAGTGAAACATCACTAATGGCATATAATTATTCAAATATATGTATTTGAGTAATTCGATCATTTGAATTACGTTCAACATGCAGTTTTTTACCACCATTCGTTGTATATAAAACACCATAAACAGTAGATCTATCACTAAAATTTACAAAGATATTATCCGTCGGAATTATTCCCATCACAAAATCAGATGTATTTTCCCACTTTACGTACAAATATTTCCCTCTAATATCTTCATCAAGATCGATCACACTACCAGTTTCTATATACCCATTTATTTTATCAATACGCCTGAATGTTTTTTGTTTTTTATCATACCGCCCATCAGATTCCTCTTTAGTATAACTCTCCCCCTTAACTGCATAATTCCCCGCAGGTTGGTAGTTTCCGCGTGGTTGATATTTACTATCAGATTCTGATTTAGCGTAGCTCCCCACATCCCCGGCATTCAGACTGACATCTCCAGTCAGTGCTTTGCCATTAATCTTCCGGCTGCCCGGCACGGCACTTTGCGCCAACTTGACGGTTTCCACTAAACCAAGGTTTTTTATAAACTCACTTTTATCAGGGATATCTGCGCCGTTTTGGTTTTTTGCCAACCTGCTGTTGGCATTATCTGTAGCCCTATTAGCTTCATCATGAGCATTTTTAGCTGCCACATTTGCCGTATTTGCAAAATCGTATGCTTCCTTAATTGCTTTTGGCGTCGCCGCTAAGGTTTCATTTGTGCTATTTGTTGCACTACTCAGTTGTACAATCCCCTTCTGAGTCAATGAGGCGTCAGAAACACCACTCAGTTTGCTCTCAGCGATTTTTCTAATATCGTGAACCGCTTTCGGAGTCGCCGCCTGATCTTCTCTGTCAGAGTTTGTCGCGCTGTTGAGTTGCGATATACCTTTCTGAGTCAGTGAAGCATCAGGTATTTCCGTAGTAATTTTCTGTTTTAATGCCTGGTCTAACTGCCGGGTAAGTTTCTCCAGATCACCATCATCCATAACGTCTTCACCAGTTTTTTCCGCAATGTATTTCCCTATCACCGCTGCAATAATCGAAGATTGCCGCCAAACTTTATTTAATCGCTCACTCCTCGCTATTCCTGATTTAAATCCCTCCCCAATAAAATCTGAACTTTCATATTCTTCTTGCGATAAAGTATTCGCGTTTTCACCAATGGCAAATGCTTTAAAGTCATTTTTAGCCATTTCTAACCCTCCACTATATGGTAATTAACCGTTATCCCCATAGGTTTAAGCGAGAGATAACCCTGATGGATGATTTCTTTAGTAATAGTACTGATTGATTTACCTTTAACAGTCACGGTAAATGACATATCTAAGTTGTCTTCGAAAGATACAGATAGGCCATTATTTGAATGAATAAAACTCAGGATGTTATTAAACGATTCAGCCGTTCCATCCCAGTTATTTGCGCCTATTTTAGCTTTAATGACGATTCGGTAATTATCGTCATCCAGTTTGATATAACTTTTATCGCTATCAAACCGCCCTTTCCATCTGCCATTATCAAATCCCAAGTCAGTAATATCAAAGGAGAAGTAATAGGATTCAATTGGAGTCTGAATCATTCGATTCCTTCCTATCCATGCTCCAATAATATCAAGCTGTTTACCCACCGCTTTATCAAGATCAAAACTGCTAATTAGTAAGTCTGTTGTCAGTGCATTCTGGTTGAAAATATCAGTCACAGCTTCAAGCATCCTGACATATTTTTTACCTTCCATGTGATATGCAGGAATCAGCTTCATATATTTGTTCATTCGAGCACCGTTACTATTTTAATATTTTCAGGTGAACACGTCGGCGCTTCATTAAAAGCTATGTCAATGTTCGCCGTTCCGGTTGTCGATGCTGATTTTCCCACTATTACAGATAATACTTCATATGTCTGCCCACCGTTTTTATTGCATAAGTTTGCTGGTACAAATAAGCGAGTAACATATATTCCATCACCAATATAAAGAGACTTTATATAGTTAGATACTTCATTACGAATATTATTGCCAATATCCGATGTGTATCCGATAAAGGGTTTAATGTGTATTTCAACGTAAATTGACACCAGTGTAGGACGATAGAAGTTAATCGTCTTTTTATTACCATAATCATCGGTAATCGTTTCAGAAGTCGTGCCAAATGTCGGTATACCCGGCGTTTTCTTTATCAGGACGGTATGAGCGATCTCTTTTGAGTCTCCACCATCAATGACAAGTGCAATGCTATGAGCGGGTATGCCATTCTCATCCGTTTTGTCCGAGTCGTTGTCATATCCCCGGTAACGTGAAACCCCATGCAGATTGGCAATCGCCCCCATCAGTCCATCCATAATGGCTCTCGAAGGCAGCGCAACTGAAACCGCTTGCCGTATTCGCAGTTCTATGTCGGTTTCAATTCCCCGACCAAGTGTAGCCGCAACCGGGTTCGTCGCTGTTTGCCAGCCCAGTGTCGGCGTAGCAATCTGATTAACTGTGTGAGGCAGCGCGCCAATCGCGCCCGATTTTTGACATACCGCCGTTACAATAGCCTGCCCATGTGTGTCTATAATGACTTCATCCGGTAGTGACCAGGTGTTTCCCGCATCATCCCGAACAGAAGCGTTGCGAATAACTGTGCCTGCCCGACCAGTAATTAAAATATCCACCGTTGAGTTGCTGGAGCTTTTTCGGGTAATGCCGTTGATTTTGACATTACGGGAAAGCCCTTCACCCACCGCGCTTGTCGGGCTAAATGAGTTATAGGAGGCAATGGTTGCGTTATTACAGCCGTGAATAACGTATGCTATCAACGATAAAAAAACACCGTCTTTACTGTCAGATTCAATGTAAATATCGTCCCCATAAATATCCCTGAATATCGTCTTCCAGCTATTCAAGATGGTTTGATAATCAGGCGCATTGATCCCATTTTTATCAATAGCAGGTAACATTGTGTTGATAATACTTTCATACATCAGCAGTTACTCCTGTCTGTCCATAAATCGTGTCAATCGTGACGGTAATGGTGATCTTTCTTGTTTCAGGGTTTCTTTCACTACGGTAGTGGGTAATGTTCTCTACACCCGGCGTTTGCAGTATTCGCTGTCTAATAATCAGGTCATAAAAACCCGATGTGCCTTTACCCAACACGTTGTCGTAATCGGTCCCTTCCCGGTTATCAAGAAACCATTCGCCATTACGCAGCATCAGGCGAGTTTTCACCGCTTGTGCGACCGCTTCCGGTGTATTGATAAGAAAACCCGCCTCTCCACGACCAAATACATAGTCGTTGTCAATTTCTCTTCTGTATCTCATTGAGGTTTCCCCGTTTTACCGCCACCTGATTGCACACCGCTATGTACATGGTTTTTAAGGCTAATCCCTGCTGCTGTCACATCATTACTCACCGTGACAGGGCCTTGCATGGTTGCAGTGCCACCACCCGCACCCATGCCCTGCGATAAGTTGCCGTTAATGGTGACGTTGCCGTTCAGGATGATGTCAGGTGAAGTGATTTCAGTACTGCCATTGGCTGTGGCGGTAAGTTTCGTCGGTGTGATAACCGTGACGTTATGGCTGTTGGGATCAAGTTCGATATACGCCGCGCCATCATCACTTCTCAGTTGCGCGGTGTTAGTGCTGATATTAGTTATTTTTTGCTGCTGAGATTGCGGGCCAACAATCGCAAATCCATCGGATAGGTTATGCTGCCTGGGATCAACCGGCTCTTGTACACCGCCAGATTGCCACCAATAATCAATGCAACGATCAGCAAACACGACCAGACATTCATCACCGGCTTTTACCGGGAAGGTTAGCGTCACTCCACCGCCTCTTGGGAATATAACCGGCACATCCACTAATAACGGCAAGGATACGGATTCCAGTTCCCCGTCTTTTTTCCTGATTTTCCATCTGATGGCCGGTTGTGCTGTAACGGTTATCGCATCAGCATCAAATGATTGAATAATGCAAGGCAAAGAGACATACAATCCGGCGCTAATGACTTCTTGCATAGCAAAGAAGACCGCTTCGGGTCTATTTAGTCGTTCATCAGTATTTATCATTCGCTCTCTGCCTTATCCTGATTGTGAGTTGCTTGATTCAGCAAAGTATGATCACTCTTAGCGATACACATTATTGTCATGTACCACTCTGTTTCACGGGTGTCGCCGGAGTACTCTACATTGAAGACAATGTAATCACCGTCAGCGTCCAACATTGCCGGTTGTGCTTTTGCATCCTTATGATCGCCAGACCAAGCGGCTTGTTTAGTCGCCGGATCAACCGGTTTGATTGAGCGGTTATCCAGCCTGATTAATGTACCGGGGCGGATATTCGGATTAATTAAGCATGTAACGTTAATGCCTGAACCAATAGTTTGTTCAGGCATGCCAATAAGACCTGTTTTTGAAGTAAGGACAATCGCTTCAGTTAAGTATTTATTTTTGGGTACAATATGTAATTGGTTATCTTCATAGCGCCAATTAGCATCACATTGTTTTGCCAGATTAGAAACTTCATTGCGATGCATGCCAAAAAGCACTTTCCCTCTGGGTGAGGCTGATTTGCTGAATTCAGGGCGTAGACCTGCCGTAATGCCATATTTGGTAATATCACGCATTAACAAATGATCTAAATCTGCTTGCGAATACCCAGCCGCAATGGTGGTATTCACTGTCGCGTAATTGTGTGCTTCATCCCCGTCCGCTGCATGGATCACAACACAAGTATCAGTTGGGTTGTCTCTCTTTACATACGTGTACTGAATTTGGCCTGAGAATATTTGGCCTGAGTTCTCTTTATAACCGGCTACAAATTTAATCTTGTTAAACTCATTCCGGCGTAATTTATTACTGGTTTCGTTATTAAGGTTATATAGGGTAAAAATACCGGTAGCAGGATTGGAAGATTCCGTTCTGCTAATGTTAAATATGATTTTCAAGTCTGATAAATTTACTTTTTCGCCATCTTTGTCTACAACGATAAGGTGGCATTCTCTTATCCATTGTTTTGACATAATTCACCTAATTAATAGAAGTAAAATTAATAGAAATAAAAAAACCGCAATTACGCGGCGTATGTAATAAATTATTACAAAATATCTTATCCTTACTCTCATCACGTTAATTTATTACAAAGTATAACCTATCCTCTTTGCCAAGATTATTTCTGAAAGGTTTCTCCTGATTTATATCACCATAAAAAATTAATGAGCCGTTAAAACCAAGATGACGATATTGTTCCAGTAAGTCAGCCCCAAAAACCAACGGTAAACCTGTGACAATAAATTCACTGTCCGGCGTCATAATATCCAAAATCCAACCCGCGATATCACGCCACATCAATCTCATTTTATAGTTAATGCCATTTAGCTGAATATCGAATTGCTGATTTTTGGGTGATAAAGGAATTTCTACAACCCTAGCCATTTCTTACCTCGCTCTATAATAAAATCAAGAATAATCTTTGGTATCGATGGCTTCACCGTGACTTTGGCTCCCATATTAACTACAGGTGCTGTATCTTCAGGATTTTTCATATTTTCCGCCGGCGCAGCCTTATTCGGTGATGTTTCAACAATAACAATTTCACGTAGGTTTAACACCACCGATAAAACATTTTCACTGGTTTTATCCGTTGTGACACTGATATCTTTAATCAACATATTTTTATATAAGCGCTTTCCCGTTACGACATCAAACGGTTTATGTGATGCCCTCAGGTCAAGTAGTTGTTGATATATATCACGCGGACTGGTTCCAAGGCTCAGCCCGGTAGAAATATCAAATACCTTTGTCGTATCGATAACATCAAGCAGCGAACCACCACCCGCGAAACCTAAATCCATTCTCACTTCCGATGGGCTGTCATAAGCATGATCACTGAATGTTACCCCCTGCTGGACCGGATGATCGGTGATATTCGATATATCGGTATGTGTTTCTGAAATAACGACACTCGGTACAATGACACCTATCTTTCTCTTTTGCTGAGAAAACATGACTGATAATATATCCATTGTTATCTCACCTGTGTTTGCATATTTCGCAGGAGCATACTGTGAGTACGTTCTATCGTTTCTCCGGTCAGTCTCGCCGCTTCTTTGGGAGATTCAACGCCATTAATCTCAATATGGTAGTTTATTTCTCCTATTCCCTTCATATTATTGCTGGCAGATATTGGCGCACGATGTAATAAAGCAGGAGTAAATTCCTGATGATTCACCATATTATTGATATTTGTCACCGCGCCGTTGATCATTCGGTGATCAATGGAAATATTTCGCAAAGAATGAGCCACACGATTTAAATGTCTAGCCTGCTTTGAAGGTTTATTCGCTGGCTGTAGCTCTGCCATAATCGCTGACCTGATAAATTCTGGTGAATAAGGATTACCACCACTTTCCACTATCATCATGCTATCAATCAACCGTTGCATCACATCAGGATCAGTGAGATCAAGGACCGTATCCTTAGAAATCCCCATCATTTTAGACACATTGGCAATGTACTGTTTGGTTTTATTATGATCCTTCTTTGGTGCCCATACCGGAACAATACTTGCAATAGTCTGTAGCTTTGTTCCTGTAGTTTTACCATGAAAATAACGACTCAACTGGTGAGCAGTAGCCCTTAATCCACTGAATGCATCTGGATACTTAGCAAATCTGGGTTTTGGATTATCTTCAGGTACCGCTCCTGTCTGATGTACAAAGTTCATATTTAATGGATTGTTATTCCGTACTCCTCGCGAAGACTTTAATCTCTTTAGCTTTGCTGCTGTAAGCTCACTATTAAAAATATTCGTTGGTGGATTAACTGGAGTATTTAGCCTCCTATGAGCACCGTGATGCTCAGCAATACCAGCTTTAAAATGGCCTTTATTTAATTGCTTATTCTGTCGTTTCTTTTTCGTTTTACTTGATCGTTCTGATACTTTACTGGAAATATCAGCAACTTTCTGGCTGTGTTCTTTGTCGATTATCGTTTTCTTACCATTAATTTGTTCTTGGTATTTTTCATATTTATCTTTGCTGAAAAATGGAGTCAAGTCAGAAGCAATATAGATCCCATGTGTTGACATCCAATTATTGAGTTGATCATATGTTATAAGTGGTTTTTTATTTGCATCATGTTCTCTTTGCCGCCGTGACAATGTTTCAGCCATTGTTTCGTGATTTTTCTTTGCTTCTTCCTGTAATGCATTTAATCGACTATTAAAATCAAATAATACACCCAGAACAATTTTTCTTCCTGTAAATTTCCACAATTCATTTAATGTCACCAATAAACCTTTCGCAGAAATTTCTCCTTTGTCTAACCATTTGACTAATTCCTCAATAGCATTAAATATGTCATCACTATCAAGTATGCTGGTATTTTGATTAGCACAATCCGTCGGTATTTTTAATAACTGTTCACCCATCGATGTGACCAAGGAGGCAGTATTAAAATGGCGACTATTTGTATCACGGGATTGAACATCAATACACGGCAGAAATGTCTCTACGCTTCCCACAACGCAACGGATACCCTCATTGGTAGATTTAATTTTTTCAATTGTTGCGTCTGTTTTTTGCAACTGTCCGCAGAGTTTGTCCAGCCCATTAGCGGCTTGAGTAATAAAATTAACCACCGCTAATGTGGCTTCTTCAATTTCCGCCCTCATTTTGAGAATACTAGACGTGACTTCGGCAGTAACAGCCATAAATTTACGCTGCCCTACTTCATCAACGTCAAACTTAAGTGATACCAGGAAATCTTTCATTATTTCAGCATTACTGCTCATTTCGCCACCTCTCTATCATGGCCTCATTTTCCGATTTAACATCAAGGGCATCATTCATCAATGCAATATCAGCCAGATCAAGAACGCTGTTTTTCAATGATTCATAACGGCACATGCCCGCAATGACCGGGCGTAACAGATAATCACGCCCTTTCGGGAGGGTTTCAAAATTTAAACTGGATTGTCCTGGAATGACATTGCGCTCTCTAATGGGGCGGGAAAAAAATTTCCCAATGAGTCTCGAATAATAAAACCGACAATTTTCAGCAGTTCGAAGCCGTTGATGTCATCAAACATCAATACCTGTCCATCAGGATCACAAATCCTGCTCCATACTCCATTTTGTTCACGCGAAACCACTGATAAGCAAATATCATTAATTTCATGTCGGTTGGATTTTCCTAATGCGCTGATGGATTCCACCAAATAAGGGAGCACTTCTTCAAAGCCCGTTATCCCATCCTCATTTCTGGCTGTCACAATCTTTTTCATCAGTGGCCCAAGTGCCGGAATAGCCGGAGCCAAAGCCACTGCTAAATCCTGTTGCTGAAAAGCGTTTAGTTTACCAGCGCGATATTTTTTACCCTCGATTTCAAATTCCATGATCACTTATCCTCAAGCGCACTCAAACTACCGCAGCATAAGTCCGATATTAAAAATACGGACAAATGCTCCGGTAGATTTGACGGTGATTTAAATGTTTGTGAAGTAAGCCGGTTAGAATGTGCCTAACATGATGTCGATTTTTCCGCAATCAAATACCCAGGCAACCGTATTACCCGCTTTGGCATTCTGCAAGTCCGGCTGTTTCTGAAAGGCAACAGAACGTGCAACAGCAATGTCATTACTTTGCTTATTTCGAATAACAATCACGTTATTACCCCATGCAGCCGATGAAAGGGATTGCGCACTGAGCATCGCATTCAATTTAGCATTGACTGGACTGGTCTTAAGTAAATTAACCGTGATGGTGCCAGACTTGGTTGCATGCAATGAATGCATGACTTCCCCGTCTGCGCCAGTGGTCATGGTGTTTTTACTCTCCGACATGGTGACTGTAATCCCCTCATCAGAGAGAGCAGCGCCGTTACCAAGATCAAAAGAGCCACCGACTCCAGTAATAGAAGCGGAAACATCAAGAAAAGAATATGTAGCCATTTTCAACCCTTATCTGTTTACATTAATAATGACATCAGCGTAATGGACAGCGCCTGCTAATTTGATGGCACACTGAATAACTGGCGCTTTTCGAGCTTCCCGATCAGCCTGTGCCTGCGTCGCAATTGGCGGTGCGTAAACGTAATAACCTTTGGTTAATGTTGCGCCCGTATCCAACGCACCAACCGGATCACCTCCCCATACGCCATGAGCGACTAACCCGTTTGTCACCGCCTGAGAAAGCGACTGTTCAATATTGGTGATTAAACGTGTAACCCCTTCATCAGTCTGTGGGATCTTGCTGATGCTGGTGTAAAGCAGGTTATAAAGATTGTTCTGAACGTAGTTTTGTAACCAATCCAGACCATGACGCTCATCAATGAAATCCCCATTCGTCATGACACCTTCCTGAATAATGGCAGTATCATTGCTGTATTTAACAAAAACATTGCCGTTTTGCTTCTTCAATATATTAGCTTGCGTTGCGGTGAGGTTTTCTGCGATTACAGCGGGTTCCTGTTTAAATTTCAGGGTAATAGTAGTGTTATTACCGTTGAAATTGACGGTAAACATACGTCCAAATAGAGAAGCAACGGTATAAGGTTTACCGGTTGAATATTGCCAGAGTGTGCGCTGATAGTTTTTCTCTTTCAGTTTTGTGCCGATGTCGGTCTTAATGTCAGCATCCAATACATCCGCTTTTTGCACTGTATGCCCATAGATACGGGAAACAGACGCGGATTCGATGTAATCAGCCACAGACAGAATGTCCTCATCCGTCAACGTACCATCGGCAATAACTAGCCCATACCAACCACTGGATGCCGCACCCAGTGTCGCCACCGCCTCGGCAATGGTTTCTGCTTTGGTAGATTCGATAGCGCTGGCACCCGATATTTCGTCCAACTTTAATACATCACCAATATAAGTTCCCGTCGTTGCCGGTGAAACATAGCCAACCGTACCGGCGGAATTCGGCATAATAGCGAAGCGTGAAGCGGAGCTATCATAGGTGACTGAACAATCTTTCAATTTATCCGCCACCCGTTGAGCGACTCCATTTAGATTGGTCTCTTTACTCAAATCGATGCCGTTGTATACCGTTTCTTTACCGTTAATCGTCAACTTAAAAGAACCCTCGGTGACAGCAGTCAATTTGCTAATAATTTGCTGCTGTTTATCCAATACGGCCCCTTGTAAAGAGGAGGCCACATTGTCCTTAGCCCACCGACCAATATATAAATCAACAGGACGTGGCGACTGGGAATAATAAAGCGCCGCAGCCTGATACTCTGGTGAAGTCAGTCCAAAATCAGCACCGACACCATCAATATCCAAATACCGGCGTAAACGCTCGCGAGGGTTGATCACGTTACTTGCACCGATGATCAGTAACGCACCAAAGTTCCGGGACTGAGCCGCATGAGGAGCCATATTCAACGTGACATTGATAATGTTTGAAACAGGTAAACCCTGCATAATTTAATCTCCAAAGAATTTGACAGGCGCTTCCACCAGTGATTTAACACCGTATTCACGCACCACTTTTCGCCGCAAGGTGATCGTCATGTCATAACGACGCACCCTCTGGTTATTGATAAGTTCCGGTAATGAAGTCAGCCGGCTGAGTTTGTCTACTGAAAGACCAAAACATTCCAACTCGTCATTGTTCTGACTGACCGCCAGTCCATCACGAAAACGAGCGCCGTACCGCTGGCCGTTCAGGCCATAAAAGGAAATCAAGCACACAATTTCTTCATGACGCCATAACTTGGTTCCTTCATCAGTCTGTTTCTCAAAAGCAGGCGAGGCATCCGAAATAAAATCCGTGATAACAAAATCACACCAGTCATCATCCGCCGGTAACTGGGGCAGTTGTGCTGATGTCCATCGAGAACGCACCTTATCGTCAGGCAAACCAGAAACACCGCTCACCCAACGACTCAGTACGTGCTCCAACTCATCATCGTACTCAGGCCCAGGCGTGACAGGTGTTAGCCAACCCGCTTTATCACTACCGTTGCTCATCAAAAATACCTCCATCAAACAGCAATAACTCGCCCTGTGCCAAGATAAACCAAACCTGTATAAGGGCTTAGTTCTCAGCACCAAGTTATGATTGATTTAATAGGGATACCGACCGCGAAAAAGGTAAAAAAATAGGCGTAAGCAATTCGCGACGGCAAATACGAAAAAGGCCGCAACAAAGTGCGACCTCTACAATTATTATTTAAATTTTCACTTCTATCGGTACGTAATAGCAGATGCTGTAAGAACCGAATGAAATAAGCCCCGATAAAAATATCGGGGCTTATTAGCTTTAGCGCTTATTCGCAACTTTAACAGATTAGTACACTACCATAGCTTTTTGCGTACGCGTAAGCTTTTTGTGCTCTCGTATTTCATCATCCATTTCTAACTTAATATCGAGCATAGCCAAACATCCCTGCACAAAACTTTCTCCCTTTTGTAACCGGGAACGCACTTCAATATCAGGTACTTTAATTAAACGCGCGATGGCGCGTTTGGAAAGCCTTAAAGCGTAGTACATAAATAAAACTTCAATTTCTTCAGACTTATCTACCGTCTGCAACTTTGCAATACAAGCATCGATGATCAAGCCATCGTTATCACAGCAGGAAGGACGTAATGAACGAGTTGACGCAATTAGACCTTTAAATCCAGCAGCGATCGGTGGCCAATTAACACCCGTGGCATCATCAACCCAACCGCCCCAACACTCTAAAACTTGTTGAATATTGCGCATATATTTTGACCTTAACTTTTATACCCTTCATCTTTCAAGCTGCTGCTTTGTTGGCTGCTTTCACTCACCCCGGTCACATAGTTATCTATGCTCCTGGGGATTCGTTCACTTGCCGCCTCGCTGCAACTCGAAATCTATTAGGTATAGTAACAAATGGTAGTAAAAATTATTTTCATGATGGTCTCATGCATCCATGCATTCGGTATTATAACGAATTTCTCACTCTCTATTTTTGTGTTTCTCTGTTACGTAACTACATCGTTTAAATAAATCTGTTTACTTAGTCTACTGAATACAAATAGTAAATTATCCCGATTCTGGACTAAGCTTAGTTTCAGAGGAAAACACATAATATCGTTGTTAATACGGATGACCGCAAAGTGTTTATCTTCCTCATCGACGTATTTATTATATAAATTCATAATCTTCAT